TAGGATCACGAATGAACGCTCTGACACGGTGGCTACGCGGAGGCGCGTCGTCGTCTTCGACTGCTGTCGTGCCGCATCTCACCTCGACAAAGATGGAGGGCAGCTATCGCTACCTCCGTCCGGACCGATCAGGCATTCTCGCCATGCGCAGGGCAATCACACGTGATGCAAAGCACGATGTCCGCGAGGCTGCCGATCGAGCTTCGGCGCTGGCCGTCGACTTCATGCACAACTCTGGATGGATCGCCGGCGCCGTCGACCAGATCATCGCAGATACTATCGGCGTCGAACTAAAGCTTAACGCCCGCCCTGACTTAACGCGGCTTGGTTATGATGCTGCCGAGACTACCGCATGGGCGCGGCTGGTCGAAAGTGAGTGGCGTCGTTGGGCGTGGAACCCTGCGGAGTGCGACCTAGCCGGAAAGATGACCGTGCCTGAGATGCTGGACGCAGTGATGCGCTCCTATCTGGCAACGGGCGAGGCTTTCGGCGTTCTTGATTATCTCACCGTTCGAGCTCGCCGGCAGTATGGGCTGGAGACTGGCACCAAGGTTTCGCTTATTCCGTCGCACCGCTTGCCTAGGACAACTCGCGAGTTTGAGGGGCTGGAACAGGGCATCTTCCACGACGCTCGGGGCAGACCACAGGTCTATCGCTTTCGTGCTCGTGAAGGTGGAATCGACGTAGACCGGGACCTGAAAGCCCGTGACGTTATTCACGTCATGGATCGCGGTGACAATCCGGGCAGCCCGCGCGGCATCTCCGTTCTGTCGCCTGCCCTCAAGGTCATCGCGCAATCGGATCAATTGGCCGACGCAACGCTGGCAACGGCGCTAATGCAGACGATCTTCGCGGCCACGATCAAGAGCCCTGAGGCGAGCGACGAAGCTTTCCAAGCGATCCAGACGCTGGCAGATACAGAGGCGCCTGTTGGCTGGGATGAAGCCGCGCTGCCATGGGCGGAGCACGTAGGCGGGATTGCTCAGGATCTGATTGATGTCTGGGGCATGCGAATTTCCGCGCTGAAGGAGAAGGGCATTTCGATGTCCGATCCGGCGCGCATCAACCATCTTGGCCCCGGCGAAACGTTTGAGATGCATACCGCGTCGACGCCGGGCAGCCAGTACCTTCCTTTCTCGCAGAACTTGCAGCGCGAAATGGCGCGGTGCCTTGGCATCACATTCGAGTCGTTCTCCATGGACCACTCGAACGCGACCTATTCTTCGACCCGTATGGGGAAGTCTTCCATCTGGCCGATCGTGATCCGTCGACGTGAGCGTGTCCCCGCTCCCTTCGCTCAGACGGTTTACGAAAGCTGGCTGGAAGAGGGAATCGCAGAAGGACGCATCCCTCTGAAGGGAGGTTACCAAGCGTTCTTGGCAAACAAGCAGCGCGTGGTTTGGGCTGAATGGCGTGGCCCGGCTATGGCGACAGCCGATCCTTATCGGGATGCCCTCGCGGATAAGATTGGCCTGGAGACCGGTACAAAAAACCTTCAGCGGATCTACGCCGAGAAGGGTTTGGACTGGGAAGAAGAGGTTGTTCAGGCGGGTAAGGAAATCGCCAAGCTCTCCGAGATTGGCATGGTCGTCCCGCATGGACGGTCTACCGGAGGGAACGGGGCCGGACCCCTCGGCGCGGCGGCTGATGGCAACCGACAGCCCGCAAGGGATGACGCTTGATGACCGGCGAAACTGATCCCATCGCGATCGACTGGTGCGCCCGCGCAGCCAAGCTCGTCGAAGTTGAGATGGCGCTGCTTACCGGCGACATGATCACGGAAGCTCGTTTCGGCGCCGACATGACCCGCTTCTCCAATGCTTCGTTGGATCAGATCAAGCGCGCCAAGGAAGAAGCGATCCGCAACTGCCAGCTATCACGTGGGCAGCGCCCGAAGCGCACGCGCTACGCAATGTCCGGCCGAATGCGGCCCTACTGAGGTTCAAAACATGCGAGCATTCGATGCGGCTGTCGGCACGCCTTGGGCGATGCTGCCTGCGGATCTTGAGCAACTGCTAACCATTGCGCAGCGCGAGAACGAGATCACGCCTGAGGTTTTGGAGGCGTACAAGCTCCAATCGGCTTCGAAGGCTGAGAGCATGGAGACGCGGGACGGGATAGCCGTTCTGAACATCGTTGGCCCGCTGTTTCGGAGAGCCAACCTCTTCACAGCGTTTTCCGGCGCGACGTCCTACGACATTGTTCGTCGGGATCTTCAGATCGCGCTGGATGACGACAAGTACAAGGCGATCCTGCTTAACATCGACAGCCCTGGCGGGGCAGCAAACGGTTGCGACGAGCTGGCGCGAGCCATCTTTGATGCCCGGTCGGCGAAGCCAGTGATCGCATATGTCGGCGGCACTGCAGCATCGGGCGGATATTGGCTCGCTTCGGCAGCATCCGAGATCGTCGTGTCTGACTCCGCTTTCCTGGGCTCGATCGGCGCTGTTCTCAGCATCACGGACACCAGCCAAGGTGAAAAGGCGGCGGGCATCCGGCGCTACGATTTCGTTTCGGCAAAGTCGCCAAAAAAGAGATCGGATCCTGCCACCCGGGCAGGTGAGGATGAGTTCCAGCGCATCGCTGATGATCTCGCTGATGTCTTCATCAGTGCTGTCGCGCGCAATCGCGGCGTCTCACTCGAAAAGGTCGAAGCCGATTTCGGCGAAGGCGGCATGCTCATCGGAGCAAAAGCCGTTGCCGCCGGCATGGCCGATCGTCTCGGGACCTTCGAAGCCGTCATGAAAGAGCTTTCCACCGACGCCCGGTCGCCCGGTCGTCCATCCCCACGCTCACCGAAAGGAAAAACAATGAGCGGAACTGAAGGACCGAAGGCGGGCGACAATAACGCTGCGCCGCAAGTCACCGAGCAGCAGCCAACGCCGACTCCTACGCCTCCGATTACGATCGGCGCCGCGGACGTGAAGGCGCGCATCAAGACCATCATGACCTCTTCAGAGGCGAAAGGTCGTGAGGATCAGGCCGCGCACCTCGCTTATGACACTGACGTTTCAGCGTCGGAGGCGATCGCCATTCTGTCAAAGGGGCCGAAGGCCGAAACGTCGGCGGCACCTGTAAAAGATGACGCCGCTCTGCATGAAGAGCGCCGCCTCAATGCGGAAGGCCTCAATGGCGGCCAAGCCAGCGGCCAGCCCGCTCCTCAGGCGACCACAAATGTGTTGATCGCCACCATGAAGAAGCAGCTCGGCGTGAAGGAGACCGTGTAACATGCCCGTCATCAATGAAGGACGTTACGCCAGCGACTGGCTCAAGGAATACGAGCACGACTACTCCGTCGAGGAAGTGATCGTCGCTGCCGGCTCTGGCAAACTCGACAGCGGAATGGTGGTCGGCAAGATCACTGCGTCGGGCAAATACCAGCCCGTGACCGTTGCGGCCGCTGACGGCTCGCAGAACGCAGCGGGCATCCTCATGAACCCTGTCGACGCGACTGCTGCCGACGTGCCTGCCGTCGTCGTGGTGCGAAAAGCCAAGGTGGTTCAGCAGGGCCTCCTCTACGGCGCCGACGTCGGCACCGCAGCCGAACGGTTGGCCGTTCACAACGCGCTCCGCGCGCTCAACCCCCCGATCCTTGTGCGCGAAGGAGCCTGATCGATGCTCACAATTCTCGACATCTTCAACAACGCCGCGTTTAGCGCCACGTCGCTGACGCAGGCGATCAACCTTGTGCCGAACGACTATGGTCGGTTGCGCGAGCTTGGCCTTTTCTCGGAAGAGCCGATCGCGACCACGACTGTTGCTGTCGAATTCTCCAATGGTACGCTGAACTTGCTGCCAACCCGCGAGCGCGGCGCGCCATCTTCGCTCGGCATGCCGGAGAAGCGCAACGTTCGTCCGTTCTCGTGCTTCCACATCCCGCATGATGACTTCGTGCGGGCGGACGATGTTCAGAACATCATCGCCCGCGTTGGCCAGGATGGCGCATTTGAAGCGGTGGCTAATGTTGTCGCGCGCAAAGAGCTGAGGATGCGGCGCAAGCATGCCATCACTCTCGAGCATATGCGCATGGGTGCGCTTCGTGGGGACATCCTCGACAGCGACGGCAGTTCGCTTCTGAACCTCTACTCCACCTTCGGCGTCACTCAGAAGAACGTCGATTTTATACTTGGCACCGGCACCACCGATGTGAAGGCCAAGGCGCGCGACGTTGTTTCGTACGTCGAGGACAATCTCATGGGTGAAACCATGAGCGGCGTTCACGTGCTGGCCTCGCCAGAATGGTTCGACAAGTTCATCGGCCATGCCAAGGTCGAGGAAATCTACAAGTATTACGACGGTCAGAACAACCCGCTCCGGCAGGATGTTCGTCGTGGATTTCCTTTCCACGGTCTCACGATCGAGGAATACCGTGGGGCGGCGCAGTACCTCCAAGAAGATGGCACCTACGGCACGCGGCGGTTCATTCCCGCCGGCGAAGCCTTGGCTTTCCCGATCGGCACGCAAGACGTGTTCTCGACCTACTTCGCGCCGGCGGACTTCATGGACACGGTCAACACCCTCGGCGAGCAGATCTATGTTCGCTCGGTTGTCGATCCGGAATTCCAGCGGTGGGCGAAGCTGCACTCGCAGTCCAACCCTCTGCCGCTCAACAAGCGTCCCGCGCTCGTGGTGCGCCTGACCAGCAGCAACTGAGGAGTCTGATATGCTCGTGAAGAATAAGAAGAGCGGCGAGGTCGAGGCAATGCGTCACGGCCCCGCCGTCGATGCCGTGACTGCTGGCACCCATGAATTCGTCAATCTCAAGGAAGGCACCGCGGACGGTCAGCAGACCGGCGGCGAACAGGCTGTCGATCTCGACAAGATGACCAAAGACGAACTCGTCGCCGAGGCCGAGAAGCGTGGCGTCGAGGTGAAGGCCTCCGATACCAAGGCCGACATCATCAAGGCGCTGGAAGCCAAGTAAGGGCGGGCCGGTTCGCCGGCCTCTCCACCTTCAAGGAGGCGATCATGCCCGTTGCTGCTCGCCATCATGAAATCCGCGACCGGGTTCTCGCAGCCGTGGACAAGGCTTTCGCTGAGCCCATCAGGATCTCCTTCCTGAAGAACGGCGCCGTCGATCCAAGCCGCCAGCCGGTGGATGTCGAAGGTGTCCTGCGCGCCGGCGGCGGAAAGGAGACGAATGCCGCAGGGGGGTTCGCGCAATCGTGGCGGACGCAACTCGCGGCAGGAAAGGCCGAGCTTCACCTCAACGCCGCGAGCTATGCGGGACCGACCATCAGAACCGGTGATCGCGTCCGCGCTGTGTCGCGCAGAGCGATGCCATGGTTTGAAGTTCTTCGCGTCGATGACCGCGGCGAAAGCAGGCTCGTGCTTGAGCTAGGGGAGATCTGATGAGCATTGCCCGCATCGCGTTGCGCATCGCTGCCGTGGAGGCTCTTCGGGGCCGTACAACGGTCGGGGATCGGGTTCTCGATAGCCCCAACGGCGCGCTTGATGTGCAAGCCGATGGCAACCTTCGGACCGAGGAAGAACGTCCGTTCATCAGCATCTACACCGATGCCGGTTCAGCCGAGGACATCACCGGGCGGAGCCTGATCGAGAATGGCACCTGCGTTCTGGTGATCGAAGCCGGCATCAGCCAGGCCATGACGGAACTGGACAAAGAGACCGGCACGACGACGCTGGTCGGCATCAATATCCCGGCGTCGGATCAGGGCTTCGAGTTCTTCCTCGACATCGTACAGCGGCAAATCACGGAAGCGCTGACAGACCCGGACAATGCCTGGGCCGAGATCTACAAGAGCTTGCATTACCGCGTGACGAAGATCGAGGTCGGCGGCAAACGCAACACGGACGACGGCCAACGCCTCGCCGGCCATCAAACACGCATCACCCTCGAATTGATTGAAGATCCGGTGCGCGGCGAGCCGATTGAACCGGGTAGCCCGCTCGGGATGTTTTTCGCCGCGATGCAATCCAGCGGAAACCCGATCTACCAGGCGCAGGCCGAAACGATGCTTGGCCTCGTCGGCGGTGCCGATCCGGACTGGAAGGTCTTGCAGCGCCGGCACGGCATGACAGCGGCGGAGCTTCGCGCCCTCGGTCGAGGGCCTGTGGAGCAGGACGAAGAACGCATCACACCTGAGCTGAACCGCGCCTCCTATGACGTGGTGGGCGCCGGATCAGGCGAGGTCAGCTGATGTTCGGCGCGTTGATCGACTTAAAGGCGGATGTCGAGCACCTGAAAACCGCCTTCGGAAACGCCTTGAAGGTCGGACCCGTCGAGATGGTCGACGCTGCGAAGGGTTATCGCCTCAAGCTGGGCGATGGTCCTGACGGCCCGTTCCTGAGCCCGTGGTTTCCACACCCGGAGACCGGCAAGACGAGCATTCCCTTGAAGAAGGGGCAGATCGTCGGCGTGGTGAACCCGACCGGGGACATGCGCCAGGGCCTGATGTTTCGCGGCGGCTATTCCGGCGAGCACAAAAGCCCGAACAGTGACATGGGCGCCAACGTCTTCGAGGATGCCGGTGTGCGCGTTGTTCTTGCCGATGGCGCGCTGATCATCACGGCCGGTGGCGTATCGTTCACGCTTTCACCAGCCGGGCTGTCGGTCACCGGCGGCCGTGTCGAGCATGACGGCAAGAATATCGGATCCGACCACATCCATGGCGGCGTCGAGAGTGGTGGCGCTGTCACCAAGGCGCCCGCAAACTAGGAGTTCATCGTGAGCAAGAAAACCTATGAGGCCCTTCCCGGCGTGGAATGGGTCAACGGCCAGCCTGTGCCCGAAAGCCGTGAAATGAAGCTGAGCGCGGCGGAGGCGAAGTTCGACTTGGCGCAAGGCCGCATCCAATTGAAGGACACAGCCGAGGGTTCGGCGGAAGTGACCGTTGCTCCGGTGGATGAAGCTGCGGCCGACGCCACAGCTTCTGAGCCCCGAAAGAAGCGCTAAGTCGTGGCGGATTTCGATCGCCGCACCGGGCAGGTGATCGACAACTACCAGTCGGCGCTTCAATCGGTGGAGATCATCTTTTCCACCCGCATCGGCGAGATGGTGACCTTGCGCGAGTTCGGCGGCGGCGCCCTGGAAGTGCTGGGCCGCGCGCTGACGCTGCGCACGATCGATGCTTTCCGCCTGCTGCTCGCCGCTGGCATCGATCTTTGGGAACCGCGGTTTCGCGTTCGGCGCATTTCACTGACGGGCACGGTTGATGAGATCCGGCAAGGTCGGGCCGGCTTCGCCATCGAGGTCGATTGGCGGCCGCGCGGTCATCTCGGCGACGCAACGGTCGAGAGCGTGCAGACTTTCGGCTGGCTTGGCGGACGCACGCAAAGG